AACGGTTGAGATTCGGCAGATGGAAGCTACTCGTGACGAGTCAGTGAAGATGGAATTCGTGGCTGGTGGTTTTGCCGGTCACTGCGTTAATCAACATGACCAAAAATGGAACATTGTCAGCAACGAGGAAAAACCTATTATTCGCATTCGTCTGAGTGAAAAGAAAGGTTGGAATGACAGGAATGGGCGCAGATTCTCATTGAGCCAAAAACCCGTTAAGTTTTACGACTACAACTTCTAAAGGAACCACCATGTTGAATGTTTATTACGAAAAAAGTTATGGGTGCTGGGTTGCTTTTTACACTGACGACATTGGTCAACTGGGTGAATCCGAGTTTGCAAAAACAAGGGATGACGCAGTGTACCAATTAGGATTTGAGAAGGGTCGTCATCCAGAAAAATTTGCCAGACCAATGAGTGAGTATTTTGAGAAAGAAAATCAAAAGCTTGATTCTTGCTTGAAGGCAGCATCATGAAAACAGAAGTCACCACTACAAGCAGCAACGATATCCAGATAGGTGGCAATCACTACAAAGGTCAAGAAATACAGCCTTGGGATGCCATCCACTCATGGAACCTGTGTTTTTTTGCAGGCAACGCCGTGAAGTACATCGCACGGTACAAGTCGAAAGGTGGTGTTGAGGACTTGCGAAAGGCGAGGCACTACATCGACAAGTTGATTGAGATAAATACTCGGATTGAGAAATGAGCGAAAGAATACAAAAGTACTTGTCTACAGTTCCTGTATCAAAAAAAGGAATTATTGAACGAGCATTTCTGAAAGAAGGTTCCCCCAGAGGAGCCATCAAAGCAAAGTGTCTGGCGTGTTCAAATTTTGATCAAGATGAAATCACCAGCTGCAAAGTAGTCACATGTCCTTTGCATGCGTGGAGACCATATCAAAAGGAAGAAAAATGACAACAGAAAATAATGTGAAGGACGCAATAAGGGCAGAGAAGGTCTGTCAGGCAAGGCAGCGGCACGGTAAGCCGTTTGCCTTTGAGAGTGGTGCAGCTTGGAAGCCCCGGTCAGTTCCGCTCCTGACCGAGTGGTTGCAGAGCAGAGGAAGGGATGTGAAATGAAACTCTCAACGATATACCGCAAGGCAGCGGAGATACAGGAAAGCTGGGCCATGTACGCGTACCCATGCTGGGCCATCGCGTCGGTAACGGAGGAGGACGACCGTAGCTGGAGGGAGGAAGGCACCCCCGCTGCTGAGTTCACCAAGCTGATGGCTTCGGGTGGCCCCAAGACGCGGAGCAACAGGTATCTGGTTGCTAGAGACAAGGCAGAGGCAGACGGTGTAGATATACAAGACTTCGACGTAGTAGCCCTGTGCTTTGCAGCGGCGATCATGAAAGCGGAGGGGAAATGAAAATCAAAGTAAGTGATGCCACCCCCACTCAGATCAACTGGCTGGTGGTAGTGGCAATGTTATCAGGACGTTATTACTTAAGTAACTTGGCACCGTACTCCACCAGTTGGGAGCACGGTGGCCCAATCCTTGAGGAAAACAAGATCAGCGTCACATACATGGTTTTGGGGCCGTACATGGACTCGTTTAGGGGTGACTTTAGACACGGAAGTACAAAGTGGTGGAATGACACAACCACACAATACGGGGCTACATACCTCCTTGCCGGAATGCGCTGCTACGTTGCTTCAATTTTAGGTGATGAGGTTGAGATACTAGAGGGGTTGAAATGAACGAGCGCATCAAAGCATTGGCCTTGCAAGCAGGTTGGGAGCCGTATGAAGAAACATCTTTGTCCGGTAGGAGCAAACAGGACGAGACGTTTCAATCTGGTGAGTACCCCGTAGGTGAAGACCTGAGCAGGTTTGCCGAGTTGATCCTCATCTTGTGCGCTGACATATGCAAACAAGAGGCAACGGACAACGGGACGGCACAGAAAATTGAAGCACGAATCAATGCTTATCGTTAAGGGAGGAATTGAAATGAACGAGCGGATCAAAGCGTTAGCTGACCAAGCTGCAAACTACGCAGCAATAACGGCTTTGCCTACGGGCAAATCAGGTGATGAACTGTTCGTTGAGAGGTTTTCGGAACTCATCATCCATGATTGCGTTGCATGTTGCTTGATAGTTGCTCAAGCGGCGATAGATACTCGCGGCAAGGAACTCGATGCAGATTTTAGTTATTGGCACGGCAGGGAAGACGCTGCGTCTCTTTGCAAATCCGCAATCCGTAAACATTTTGAGGTGGAGAAATGAAACATAAACACGCAGAGATGATTAAGTTAATGGCTGACGGGGTGCGGATTGAAACTGATGTAAATGGCGAATGGATTGGTGCGTATTGGGGAGATTTTAACGACAACAATATCACCTTCCGCATCTCCCCCAACCAACCCGCTGATGAGGAGGGGTGGATAACTTGGTATGGCGGGGAGACACCAGCGTTTAAGCAACGTATAGATGTACGCTTTAAGAACTGGCCTACTCAAAAGAATACTACGGCGGGACAGTGGCGGTGGGAGATAAGAGACAGAGAGACGGACATCGTTGCCTACCGCATCGTCAAGCAGGTCAAGAAGTGGCGGTGGATGTTTTTTTACCCAGCACCAATTCAACCCTCATCACTTTATGTCTCAGAACCTTTCACTCAAGCTGAGGCTGCGAAATACTTTGAAGGGTCTATAAGGCAAAGGGTTGTGCCTGAATGGAAGATGGAGGTGGAATGTGATGAGTGACAAGGAGCGCATCGCGGAACTAGCTGATGCGTTCAACAAAGTCTGCGACGAGAACGCTGATTTCGTAGCGCAGTCGGTTACTGACGAGAACCGCATCGCACAACTAGAGGCGCAAGTGGAGCATTGCGAGGGCCACGCTGCGGAACTTGAGGCCGAGGTCATGGCGTGGAGGGAGCGTTTCGCCCTCGCGGTGGCTGCGCTGAAGGATATTCGGACAGCCGATGATGATTGTGTTTGCGACAGTGGGTATTCGGCTAACACGGTCGCCATAGAAACCATCGCGCAGATAGAGGAGGGGAAATGACTGCAAAGGAACAGGTGCTTAAAAATTATCCGGATGCGGTATGCAAGAGAGGGCGGCATCCGTTGTTCGGGTGGGAGTACCGCATCCATTTAAACGACAAGGTAATCATCGCCAGCACAGCAAAGCAAGCATGGGCCAACGCCGAAAACAGACTGAAGGAGGGGAAATGAACGACGAAACAATTGAACTGATAAAACGGCATCGTGAAGCAGCACATCAGCAGGGTGTGATCGTGGGAATTGGCTGCACTGCTGGGGCATTCTTGATTGTTGCTGTGCTTGTCAAACTAATGGGGGTGACTTGTGGCTAACGTAAAAACTGCAATGGAATACGCGGCAAAGATTGACCGCGAAGCAATGGAAGGCAGACTGAAGACAACAGTGGATAAGAACGAAGGGGCGCTTTACGAAAACAAGGTTAGAGAAAACGCAATTGTTTTCACTAAAGAAGGTGGTGATTGGGTCATGCGTATCACGCAAGATTGCATTTCTGTGAACGACAATGTGTCCGTTGATGATGCTGCCCAAGCAGTTGTTACCGCGATAGGTAGGTACTTGAATAAAAGTAAGTGGGTAGGTCTGACGGAGGAAGAAGTTAATTCAATATACAAAGTAGTTGAAAAAGTGGTTGGTGAACATTGGGAAAATGGCGGGACAAAGTTGATGTTTCCGTTCACACTTTATGAAGCCCTTGAAGCCAAACTGAGGAGCAGAAATGGTGGATAAATTCGGAGATGCCCAGCCGCTCAAAGAGGGTAGTTCTGTGTGCCGCTACTGCTACTGTGAAGTAAAACAGTGGGTAGGTCTGACCGATGAGGAGTTGCGCCATTGCATCGGGATCGGAACAGAAGATTCTGATTGGAATGTTGCTGTAGTGCAAGAGTGGCTGCGTAAAGTAGAAGCCAAGCTCAAGGATAAGAACGGTGGGTAGGCCAACGCAACCGCAACCGATGTGCAACACCTGCTGGCACAATCCTGCGGTCAAACTCGTGACCGTTCCGAGCGGAGTAAAACGATGGAAATG